ATAAAGCAAAAATATTAATAAAAAGTAAATTAATTTGTATATACTTACACTAGAGTTTAAATAGATTGCAGATAATGATTAAATCGGATAAAAAAGAAATTGAGTATATTCATTATGCTCCCTTTCTAGTTATAAATGGGGTAAGTTTCCGATTTTCTTACCCCACAAACTCACAGGAAAACACATGGATAATAAACTAAGGATAGCTTCAATGCTAGTTGCTCATAGGTATGCAAAAAATCTAACACAAGTTAAAGTATCAAAAAAATTAGGTGTTACATTTCAACAAGTTCAGAAATACGAAAGAATGATTAATAAAATTACATCAGATAAGTTAGTAGAATTTTGTAATGCTTTAGATGTAAGATTACAATCTTTTCAAGATGGAGACCCTTTTCAAGTTTTAGATGGTGCTGATATTTCTATTTTAAAAAAAGAAAAAGCATTAAGTATAATAGAGATATTATTTTCTCAACATGAAACTAACATTTTAATTTCAAAAAAAATTAAGGAGAATACTCATGATCAAAGTGCAAGTAGATAAAGTTTGGCTTGGAAAAGTAAGTGTAAGAGATTACATTTATAAAAAAGCTTTAAGAAAAAAAGAAAGTTTAGGTATTACACATGGCAAAGAATATATGTTTATACCTTACGAAAAGTTAAAATCTGCTAAATCTTATACAGAAACTAGTTTTAAAAGTAAGTTTAATGGTAAAGAATATAGACTTGTAGATTTTGACTGGAAACCTTATAAAGAAGATAATAGCAAACAGGAGAAATTAATATGAGTGGAGAAGATTATTTAGATATACCTAAAACTGATGAAACTCAGCAATCTACACCTGAAGAATATTATTTTTCAAAATCTAAGCAAGAGTGGATTATGGTTTCTGATATGTCAGATATGCATGTTCGTAGAGCCTTTAAAAGATTATTAAAAATGATTAGGCTAGGAACATTAATAGAATTATCTGACTATAAAGGAGATATTAATACTAATGATATTCAAGTAGAATTAAATGCTATAGAAAATCATGTTTTTAAAATAAGAGATAAGTTAAGTGGCTGAATTAAGTAATATACATTTTGAAATTATAGATAGAAATAGACATAGAAGACATGAACAAATGAAAAAGCAAGACAAAGAAAGATTTGAAAAGTTAAAAAGAATTGGTTGTATTGCTTGTTCTAAAAAAGGTTTATTTTCTAAACCTATAATTCATCATATTAGAAAACATACAGGATTAGGATTAAGACCACCACACGATCAAACTATTCCTTTGTGTCCAGAGCATCATAATATGGGAAATGAATCAGTACACTTAAACAAAACAAAATTTGTAGAACTGTTCGGAACAGAACTACAATTATTAGACGAAGCTAACGAAAAAATAAAACAACTAGAAAAGGAAAATATATTTTATGACAAAGGAAACGAATAAATTTCATGCATTACAATTATTTACAGATACATTTACTGCTGAAACTGTCCATTTAACAAATGAAAAAATAGGAATATATATTAGACTATTAAGCTTTGCATGGACTAAAAATGCTAAACCATTTACAACTGAAAATGCGTATAGAATATGCCAATGTATTTCAGACGATTGTTGCATAAATGTTTATGAGGTTTTAGAAGAATTTTTTATACTAAATACAGAAGATAAAGAAAATCGTAATAAAAATACATGGACACAAAAGAGATTAGTACATGAACATGAATATTTAACTAATAAATACAATGCTAGAGCAGAAGCTGGTAAAAAAGGGGGTCTAGCAAAACGAGATTTAGCTACAAGCAAAACTCAAGCACCTATACCTATACCTAAACCTATACCTAATGATAATGTATATAGCCTAGAATTTGAAAATCTTTGGAAAGAATTAAAAATTAAAAGAGGTTCAAAATTTAAAGCTTTTAAGGAATTTAATAAAATTAACATACAGGAAATTACTAATGAACAAATGGTAAGAATGTATAATAATCAAATTAAAGATATAGAAGATATAAAATTTATTCCTCATTTTTCTACTTGGTTATCTCAAAGAAGATGGGAAATAGAAGAAAATCAAGAAATTCCAGATTTAATTGATAGACTTAAAGCTTTAGGATATATTCATAAAGGTTCTGAGGGTTCTTTTGAACGATTTAGTAAAGATGGTAAAGATTATAAAATTGATAAATTTGACGAAAAACATCAAATACAATTAATACAATGAGTTCAATTCTAAGGATTTTTAAGTATTGCAGAAAAAGAATTATTGCATTAAGTATCGAGAATAGACAATTAAAAATGCAATTAGAATATCTTAGAGCCACATTAAATAAAGATGAATATACAAAACATTAAATATGGCAGAAAGAATATAAAAGTCAGGTTTGAAAAATTAAAAAATCTTTATGGTTATTTTGAAACAGAAAAAGAATTGCTAGTGATTGATAGTAGAGTTAAAGGTTTAAGATTATTTAATACAATAATCCATGAATTATTTCATTTAATAATACATTATTCAGGAATTAAAGTTCATGATAAAGGCGAAGAAACTATCGCTCAAGTAGTAGGAGATGGCTATACAAAAATTTTTAAACAAAATCCTAATCTTTGGAAATTATTAACTCAACTTAAAAAAGGATAAAATGGAAATAATAGAAATGGATATAAATGAGATCAAACCTTATAAGGATAATCCTAGAGAAATTTCACAAGAAGCAGTTAAAAAAGTTAAAAATTCTATATCAGAATTTGGAAATAATCAACCTATCGTAATTGATCAAAATAATGTTATAGTAGTAGGTCATACTAGATGGAAAGCACTTAAACAACTTAACAAAACTAAAGCATTTGTAATTAAAAAGGAATTTGACAAGAATAAGGCAGTTGCTTATAGAATTATGGATAATAGATCGGGTGCTGAATCTAAATGGGATAAACAATTATTAATGTCTGAATTACAAGTTTTAAAAGATAATAAATTTGATTTAGATTTAACAGGATTTGATGCATTAGAACTTAAAGATATTATGTTAGATAAAGATTTATTTGAACCTACAGATAAAGATGATCAAGGAAAATTAGATCAAGACACTAAAGAAGTATGTTTAGAATGTGGCCAAGTTATTAATGGATAAAGGATTATTTATAGACTATTGCAGTTATGAAGCTTCTAAATATGCAGTATTAAACTATCACTATTCTAAAGCTATGCCATCTGGAAAATTAGTTAGATTTGGAGTTTGGGAAGATAAAGAGTTTATAGGTTCGGTTTTATTCGGTTCTGGGGCTAATCCTAATATGTCTAAAGTAGTTAATTTAACACCTTATGAAGTATGTGAATTAGTTAGAGTTGCTTTAAATAAACATAAAAACCCTGTTTCTAAAATAGTTTCATTCTGTATGAAAAAGTTAAAAAAAGATTTTCCTAATATAAAAGCAGTAATTAGCTATGCTGACCCTATGCAAAATCATAAAGGTAAAATATATCAAGCTATGAATTGGTTATATTTAGGCGAAACTAAAGGTGCTACACATTTTACTCAAGATGGAAAATTTTATCATTCTAGAACTATTAATCAAAAGAATAGAGAAGATTCAGATTTTAATAGAGATGAATTTACTAAAGTAAATATGAAAAAATATAAGTATATTTATTTATTTGATAAATCCTTAAAAAATATAATAAATGGAGAATTAAAAGAATATATTGCGTAGGCTTTAGAAAGGCTAGGTGGTACCCCCACTTAGATAGGAGGTGCGATTCCTACCCCTACGCTCCACACTTGAAATTAAATTAAAAAAGGACATAATAAAGCAAATGGCGAGACCAATGAAAAAAATAGATGAAGAAGCAGTAAAGAAATTAGCACAATTACATTGCACTTATGATGAGATTGCAGAATTTTGTGAGGTTTCTACTAAGACTTTACAAAGGCATTATGTCCACCTTATAAAAAAGGGGAGAGAGATGGGCAGAATAAGTTTAAGGAGAGCACAGTTCGAGAAAGCTTTATCTGGAAATGTAGTTATGCAAATCTGGTTAGGAAAACAACATTTAGATCAAAAAGATAAAATAGAACAAACTACATACAACGAACCTTTACCATTAATTATTAATGCTCAAGCAGATGAAATAGAAGATGTCAAAAAAAAAGGGTAATGTATTTGGTGCAGTTGTTGAATACACTAAAACAGAAAAAGGTACATCTAT